GCCTGGGCCGGTACGACTGCGTTCCCTAACAACATCACTCGTTGGGGGCGACTGAGGTCCAGCCCGGCGGGAATCCCATCAGCCACTCCACGAACCGCGGGTTGAGCCGGAGCGAGGTCGGGTCGGCGGGCGAGCACGTCTCGCCAGCAATCGAGGTCGTCAGGACGTGGTGGCCATGGCGGCAGACCCACTCCCGGGTCTGCTGTGACAGCATCGTCTGCATGCGTCTGCCCGGGAGCCCGGCTGCATCCTCGTTGGCCATCGGAGTCAGCCACCATGGCCGCCGCTCTGGCCGCGGCCCAACACGGATTACCATCGATGTAGGCGAGGGCGAATAGTCGTGCTCGGATGTGTGGGGCTCCCCGCTCGGCGGCGGTATAAATGCCAGCCCGAGTTGTGTACCCGAGCCGGGCGAGGTCGTCAACAACCCGGTTAAACCCGAGGTTAAGGTGCCCGGGGACGTTCTCGATGGCGACGAACCCCGGGCGACACTCATCGATGATCCGCCGGATGGATGGCCAGAGGTGCCGGGGGTCATGCTCGCCTCGGCGTGCGCCGGAGATAGAGAAGGGCTGGCATGGATAACCGGCAGTAACGCCAGCCACTCTGCCGCGGAGCGGTCGAGCATCGAGGGTGTGGACATCGGCCCATACAGGCGCCGGATCCAGCTCTCCCGTCGCCATGCGAGCCGCCAGAACCGCGACTGCCGGGAGTTCCCTCTCCACGTACAGCACCGTTCGAGCCGCTCCGCCCAAAGCTCGGCGGAGTCCGAAGTCGAGACCTCCGACTCCGGAGCAAAGAGAGACGGTGGGCAGTAAATCCACACGGCTCACCCGTGGTAGCAGGCGCTCAGAAGCGCCTGCGGGATGTACTCACCGGTCTGGGCGTTCCAGTGGAGGAACGTCACCATCCGGGGGATGTCGCTCGTCGCCGCGTCCAGAACGGCGAGGGCGGCGGGCGTGAACCCCGACACAACGACCATAAAGTCGCCGGTCGGCGGGATGGCCACCTTGGCCATCTGGAAGAGCGCAATCGGGTCGAGCGGCAGCTCGTTGGGGTAAATGGCCGGGCCGACAGTCACTTGACCGAGCCCGGCGACCGTAATCACCTGGCCCGGTTGAACGTGCCGGGCCGTCATCGTGAGGATTGGTTGAGTCATCGTGTTCCTCCTCAGGTTCGTGGTAGGGGGCGGGTTGCCCCGCCCCCAGTGGGTTAGGACTGGGTGATGGTGAGGGCCAGTTCGGCCCTCGCCCCGGACTGCATCCAGCCGTCGATGATGTCGCCGATGTGGCCGAGCGGGATCCATGCTTTGACCCGCTCGACCGCCCGCTCGACCGCCCGCTTGCCCTCGTAATGCTCTGCGAGATGGCGGTGGGCGATCGTCACATGCCAGCGGCCGTTTTCCCGCCACACATGCAGGGTGTGGGAGTCGTAGTCCGCAGCGGTCATGACCCGCCGGGCATCGTCTGCGCCGATGCCGAGGGCGGCGTTAAACCGCATCGCGAGCGGTCCGTAAACTTCGGCAGTGTAGGTCATGGCGTCGTCCTCCTTTAGTGGGTCTCGGTGATGGCCCGAAAGAGCCGGTCCTCGGCGGATTCCCATCCGCCGTAGTTGGCGATGATCCGCTCCGCGACGCGGAGCAGATGGTCCGTCTCGGCCAGTTCGGCCAGTTCGGCCGGGTTGGCCAGCCGAGCGGCCCGGGCGATGAGGCCGTAAGCCTCGTCGCTCAGGCCGTCAGCCCGAGCCATGATGTATTGCCGGACCGTCTTGCTATCGAGCTTTGCCATCTGGAGGTTCCTCCTCGGGGGTTGGGCTCCCCGCTCCGGCGGGGGCAGTTACAATACTGGCAGAAACTGCCGCCGGTGTCAACACCCTAGCAGTCGGTCTTTACCGTCAGCCCGCGTGCCAGTTCACGCATGGCGAGAACCGCGACCTGCGGGACGGGCCACTCTCCCCGCTCCCACGCCCGGACTGTGCGGTCGGCCAGCCCAAGAAGCCGGGCCAGCTCGACTTGGGCCAGACCGTAACGGGCCCTGTACGCGCGGACCTCCTCGGGGGTCATGACAGCAACCCCCGGATGTGCCCGAACGCCTGGGCGATTTCCATGTAACGCGCGGCCGGGCTCTTGGTCTCGTCGGAAGAGACGGCAGCGATGTAAAGCAGCCGCCGCCCTATCTGCCGCCGGGTTGCGACGTCGCGCGGCGGAAGCCCATGCACCGGGTTCGCGTCCAGTTCCGCCGCCAGCAGCCCCAGCGCCTCTGCCAGCGCGCCGTCAGCCATTCGGCGCAGCTGGACTGTGTCGAGCGGCGAGCACAGCAGCGGCAACGCTGCCCGAGTCGCCGCGGCGATCGCCTCCGGACTAACTGACCAGTTCACGATGACCTCCTCAATGTTCTGTTCCTATCATAGGGCAGATTCTGCCGCGCGTAAATAGGCCATCGCCTTCCGCCAGTAATGCGTGTTCAGAGCGGCCTGTTCAAGGGCCCGGGCCGCGGCGCCCCGGTCGGTCACCATGACCCTGTACTGCCCATCGGTCTCTAACCCCAGCCCGGAGTCCGGCTGCCCGGCCGCGATCGAGACGATGGTCCGGACGCGCCTGAGTACCGGGGCGGACACGTCAAGCTCGCGGTTTAACAGCACCCAGCGCCATTCCGGCAGGCGGGCCAACAAATCGGCGGCCAGCACGTACGCCTCGGCCAGACGGGCATACTGCGGCGGGATGGCAGCCGGTATCGGCGGGGCAGCGGCGGGGAGTTCAACCCGCTGTCGCTCATACGCGGTTTCCCGCCAGAAATGCGGCCCACAGAGCCCATCGTGGGCTCCCGGCGCGTCACACCCATCGGCCCGGCAGGGTTGAACTGGCCCAGGCGGTTCGGGTGCCATATCCTGCCAGCTGTCGGCCAACCGGACATCCCGGCGCCCCACATCAACCCACATGGCGTCCCCTCCAAACTGCCAGCTCATCCTCGAACCCCTCCCAGTCGGCAGGGTTGACATCCAGCCGAACATCTGGCATGCCGACGGACACTTCTCGCTCGAGCGTCAACACCAGCTCCTGCCGGTCGCGTGTTCCCGTCGCCCGCACTCCGGTGATGCGCCAGCCGCCCAGCGTGTACGTGGCGGCCAGCCAGTCCCAGTCGATCTTCTTGCCGTCATCAGTTGCCATCATGCCCTCCGCGTGCCATCATGTAATCGGGTCTGAGCCGTCAGGACCTCCTCAGGGTTGATGGGGCGCCACTGGGCGCCCCATCGCTCTTACAGGCCGCATGCGAGTCGGCCGCTCGGTTCAAGGATCACCAGCCGCTCGCGCGCCCGGGTCGCCCCGGTGTACATCAGCCGGATCATCGCGTCCTGCCCGTTTCGGGTCGCCAGTGACTCGGCGCCCTGCAGTGATAGGTCCGGCGAGATGATGACGTTGTCGGCCTCGCCGCCCTTGACACTGTGGATGGTGCCGAGGATCAGCTGGGGGCGTTGACGCAGGCGACTGAACCCGCCGCGCCGGGCGATCGCCGCCATGAACTCGATGGTGCCTCGATAGTCGCGTAACGCCGCCTGGGCCAGCCAGTCGAGCCGCAGGTCGGCCATCCCGGCCCGGGCCTCGTCAACCAGCGCATCTGCGACCATGTCGATGTTCAGGGCGGGCGGGTTCGCTAGCAGGCGTTCACGCGCGCCGCGCTCCGCGAACTGGTCGGCTCGCAGCATCCGCAGCCAGACCGCGAAATCCTCGCTCTGCCAGAGCCGTGCGTCGTCGCCCCAGACCTCGGGGTGAGGGCGCAGAAACGACAGCACCCGTGACACCGTGCTGATGCGCCCCTCGCCGACCTCCTCGCGCAGAGGGTTAAGCGACGTGTCGGCCCGGCGGTACGGGTTCCACCATGGCAGCCCGGCATCCCTCAGCGCGGCCATCAGCGGCCGCAGCATGTAACCGCAGGTCGTCAACACCATCGTCGTCCCGGGCAGCTCTTGGATGAGCCGGATCACACTGTCGGTTTCACGCAGTCGGATTCCGGCGCGCCGGACCTCGCCGTCCTCCGGCCGCGGCCGATACCACCGGCCGCGCGACATCGGGCCCGAGTGTTGCAGCAACAGTGTCTCGGCGAACCGGTGAACCTCGCCCGGCAGGCGGTGACTGCGGTCGAGCAACAGCTCGCCCCATCCCTCCTCAAACAGCGGAGCCGGGGAAGCCCCGGCCCACTCGTAAATCGTCTGGGCCGGGTCCCCGGCCACTACGACCTCGTCGACAAACCGGGCCCAGTGTCGCACCAGCGCCCAGCCCGCAGGCGTCAAGTCCTGGGCCTCGTCAACGATGAGCACCGCTGGCCGCAGCGGCGGCGGCAGTCCCCGGCGAACGGGCAGAGTCAGCATGTCAACGAAATCGACGGCCTCGAACTCGGCTTTAAACTCGGCCCATGCCCTCGCGAGCGCCGCGAACCGCGGCGGCGGGTCGGCATCCGGCGCCGCCGACTCTCGCCATCGCTGGAACTCGGCGAACAGCTCGCCCTCACGCGACTCGGTCCCAAGCGGGTCGCCCGGGTCACGCTCGGCGCCGATCCTCCAGTCGTCTCGGGGCGCCCGCTGGTTCCATTCCCGTGCCAGTTTCCCAGCCTCGGCCACCGGCGGGCGGCCCAGCGCGCGGTACGCATGGCTGTGCAGGGTTCCAATCGCTTCCGGGTTTACGTCATCGATCCGGGCGGCCAGCACCCGCGCCGCGGTGCGTGTATGCGATGCGAGAAGCAGTGACCTGTGCGGCAGCCCGGCCACGAACGTCTGCACCCAGGACGTTTTGCCCGTTCCGGGCGGGCCGATGACTCGCGTCAACATCGTCTCCTCCAAACGCGCCAGCCCGCGCCGTCGGCATCGTTCCACGTGGCCGGTTCCCACCCGGCCTGCCGCGCCCACGTGGCCGCCGTCCGCTGGTGGATGCGCAGTCCCAGCCGCACTTCCAGCCAGACAAGCAGGCGGCCCAGCGCGACCCAGTGATACACGTTGCCGCCGACGGTCCGTCGGACAACCGAGCCGCGCCGCATCAGGTCTTCCGTTGCGGTCGGCAGGTCAACATCGCCGTCCGAAACGCCGCGCTCGGCGATCAGCATTTCAACCCAGCTGTTCCATTGTTCGGCGCCGGGCGGCAGGGCCTCGATGCGCTCGGCGAGGATCAGCAACCGGGCGGCAAACGCCTCCCAGCCGCCCCGGTCCCTCTGGGGCATGATGTAACCTGTTGCGTTAGCGACTGCCCGCCGGACGGCCAGCTGTGAAAGCAGGTCCGACCCGACCGAAACCTCGCGCCCGTCTTCGAGCGCGATGTGCCACTCGACTCCCTCTGGCGCCTCGTACGCGATGATGCGCCGGACCGGAACCGGCAGGCCTGCCTGCGACCACGCCATGTTTATCAGCTCGCTCCGCTGCGACGGGGTGAGCGTCGCCATGTCGTCCTCGGACAGGCCTGGGCGTTCATCCAGTTCCTCCGGGGTGACTGGTTCCATGCCGGTCAGCTCGCGCAGCTCGCGCTGTTCACGGTCCCGCCGCCAAATCGACCTGAGGATCGCCTCGACCTCCGGCCGGGGAAGGGGCGGGGTGCAGAGTCGCTCGTTGATTTCGTGCAGGCGGGCCTGCACTTCAAACGGGTCGTCCCGGTGGGTTGCCACCAGCCAGCCAGCAACTCGGGTGAGGTTCCCGTTTCGCTCGCCCTCTGGCCAGTGGCGGGTTAGCAGCCCCTCGATGCCCTCGCCGCCATGCCGTTCGATGGGGGCATGGCGCCGGATGTCTGCGAGGTACGCTGCGGGCAGAGTCGGGATGTCGATCTCGTACACCGCCCGCTCGGCTTCCCAGCCATACGGCCGACCGCTGGCATGGGTTGACGGCGGGGCGATAATTTGGCCGCCGTCGGCCCGGATGTCAATCCCCGGCCGCCAGCCCGCCCGGCTCTGGATCTCGGCGCCCCCGGGGTGCCGGAAGAGTAAATGCTGGCCGCCCCCGCCGGTAATGGCCCGCGGGCCATCCGGCAGAGGTCCCAGCTCGCGTTCCAGATCGGCGAGTGACTCATCGCCGCCATGCCCGGGGTCGACGTCGATGACGACCAGACCCGAGACCGCGCCGGTGACGATGCTGATGTTCGCCTGCGGCCAGCGCCGCCCCCACCAGTCGATGATTTTCTCCCGCGGCGCCCGCATCCGCTGGTATGCGGCCCACGGGATGAGCGGGTGTTTGCCCGGGCTCGCGCAGGCCATCCGCCCGCACGAGCACCGGACCTCACCCGTTTCCGAGATGATGGGCCACGCGGCCGGGACGACCGAAAGGCCCAGGTCGAAATACCGGAGGGCGGCGTCTAGTCGCTCAGACGGCATCGGTCCCCGCCCTCAGCGTCGAGAGTGCGGGGATGAGCGCCGAGCGCATCGCCTCGACCTCGGCCAGCTCGTCCGGGTCGAGCGCCTGCCCGGCCGAGAACTCCGGCACGCTGTACGTCACGCCGCCAGCCGACTGGATCCGGCGGAGCGCGATGGTCGTCCGGAGCCCCCAGTAGGGCAGGCCGGTGGCGATCAAGGTGTTGACGATGTACTGCCGGGCGAACGCCGCTGCCGACGGGGGCAGCGCGAGCAGCATGGGGAACTGGCCCGGCGCCCGGGTGATGAACAGCCGGGTTATGAGCCGACAGGCCTGCCCGCGCCCGCTCGAGCCGAACTGCGAGTACGGGCAGGTTGCGCAGCTGCCGCCCGGGTCACCGACACCAGTGACTGCGTCATCGCTGGCGCAGGCGGGCGGCTCGCTGCCGCCGTCAAACGCGGTCGGCCAGTACGCGCGGGTCAGCTGCCGATGGACGATGATGACGTCGAGGGCCTTAACCGCCTCGCCGGTCGGCAGCTCCCACGTGGTGCCGCCGCCCGCGGGGATGCGCAGGCGGGGCAGGTCGGCCAGCCCGGGGCGTTCGCCCGGGGCGAGGATGTCCTCCATGCCGTACCGGTGAGTGGTGGCGGCGATGGGGCGCGGGGTGACGGGTTCGATGTCTGCCATGGCTTAAAACCTCCTCAGCGTGTCGATGCCGATGATGATGACTGCGGCGATGAGGATCGCCTGCACGAGCATGGTGGCCATCAGCGCGCCCTCACCCGCGCCCTCGGCCGGGTCGTGATGATGACGGTGCCCTCGGCCCATGCGGGCGGCTCGCCGTACAGGTCGAGGTGCGACCGGATGATCGCGCTGAGCGTCTGCGGTTGAACGCGGCGCCGCGCGATGTCGCCCAGCCCCTCCGCGTCCAGCCGCTCGACCAGCATGTCCTGCACCTCCTCGATGGGCCGGGCCCAGAGCTCGTTGGCGAGGTAGATGGTTGATGTCTGGGTGCTGATGCTCTGCAGCCCGGCAGAACCCATCGCATCAACCATCTCGGCTTCCAGCTGTTCCGCCAGCTGGTTCACCTGCCGCAGCGCTGCCTCGAGGCGGCGCTTCTCCTGTATCACCGCCTCGAACCGGGCTGCCAGTTGCCCGATGTCCGTCATGTGTAACCTCCTCGATGTGCTGGATTGCCGCGACCGCCTCGTCGGCGGATCGTGCCACGATTGCGATGCCCCCGGCCTGCCGGATGCGTTCCAGCCAGACACTTTGCAGGTGAGTCGGCTGCCCGCCTGGGCGTTTGACCTCGATGGCCAGAAACTGCCCGCGGTAACAGGCGATGTAGTCCGGCAGGCCTGCCCCGCCATAGGCCCCGGTCGTGCTGATCAGCGCGGCGCCCCGCATCGTCAGCGCCTCGTGGATCGCTCGCCGTATGGCCCTCTCGCTAGGCATCGGCCGCCAGCGTAGATCATCGTTGACATGGCGCGCAACCCCTGCCATCATCGGCACCATGACTGCCCCGCTGGCCATCGCGACTCCGCATGCGGCCCCTCCGCGGGCCCATCACCCAAACGGATGTCTGGCAGCAATAGTCGCGATTAGTTGCGATTTAGTTGGGATTAGTTGGGATAGTTGGCTATACGGCGCTCTCGGCCCTCTCGCGCGAAATGGCGGAAATCCCAACTAATGCCGACTAAATCCTGACTAACCCCAACTAAATCCTGACTAGGCCCGCCAGCGCGGGCCTAGTTGACAGGGGGCAGAGCCCCTGCTAGTCTACCCGGCGAGGAGGTGGAAATGACGGAACTCTGGCCGCATCAGCGCCGCGCCCTCGACTGGCTGGCGGCGCCGGAACAACAGGCGGGCGGCCTGCTACACGTCGCGATGGGCGGCGGCAAGACCAGAATCTCGATCGAGTACATGCGCCAGCGGGGGGCGAGGCGGGCTCTGATTACAGCCCCGCTGGCAGTCCTGCCCGCATGGCAGCGGGAACTTGACCGGTGGTGGCCCGATCACCCGCCGGTCGTCGACGCGTGGACCGGGCCCATCGTCAAACGCGGCGCCCGGGCCCTGCAGGTCGGCCAGAACGGCGGCATCGTCCTGAGCAATTACGATGCCGTCTGGCGGCCCCCGTTGGGCGACACCCTCGCCCGGACCGAATGGGATGTGGTCATCTGGGACGAGTCCCAGCGGCTCAAATCGCCCAGTTCACGCTCGAGCCGGTACGCGGCCCGGCTGCGGCGGCAGGCCCAGGCGGTGTTACTCCTGAGCGGCACCCCGATGCCGCAGGGTCCCCACGACGTCTGGGCCCAGCTGCGGGCCTGCCGCCCTGAGGTGTTTCCCCCGGCTTACACGGCGTTTCTCGCCCGGTACACCATCGCCGGGCGGTTCGGGCTCGGCAACATCGTCGGTTATCGGAACCTGTCGGATTTCGAGGCCCGGCTCTCCCGGGTTACGTTCCCGGTCGACGTCTCGCATCTGGAGCGGCCCGACTCGATCGTAGTGGACATCCCGGTGCAACTAGAGCCCGGCGCCCTGCGGGCGTACCACCAGCTGGCCTCGTCGATGGTCGCCTCGATCGGCGAGGGCGAGCGGGTCAGCGTGTCATCGGTGCTGACTATGCTCCTCCGGCTGCAACAGCTGACTGGCGGCTGGCTGCCCTCGGATGAGGGCAACCCGGTGCAGGTAAGTAACGCGAAACGCGAGGCGCTGCGCGAGCTGGTTGAAGAGCTGCCGCCAGACGAGCCGCTGGTCGTCTTCTGCCAGTTCCGCCGCGACCTCGCCACCGTCCACGAGGTTGCCCGCGAGCTGGGCACTACGTCGGCCGAGCTGTCAGGCGGCATCAACCAGCTGGCCGAGTGGCAGGCCCCCGGCGGTCCCCGCATCCTCGCCGTCCAGACCCGGAGTGGCGGGGTCGGCATCTCGCTCGTCCGGGCGGCCTACGCGGTCTGGTTCTCGCTGACCTACTCGTACGGCGACTATGAACAGGCGTTGGCCCGGCTAGTGCGCCCCGGGCAGACCCGTCCGGTGACGTTTTACCGGCTGCTCGCCCGCGGGACCGTCGACGAGCGCATCGCCCGGACGCTCGAGCGTAAGGGCGACATCATCGAGGAAATCGCGGCGGAAATCACCCGCCGACATGAGGAGGTGTTCTGTGCCTGACGAGGACGGACGCATGACCATCACCGAAGCCGTCCTGGCCCTTAACGATGGCGCCCTGTCCATCGACCCGCCGACCATTGACGACCCGTCAGCCGCGCTGGTCGTCGTCGCCGGTACAGCATGGCTGGAGCTGATGGTTGAGGACGGGTGGCCGCGCCCCCGCCTGTATGGCACCCTGTACTATGACGCCCCGGGCGGCCCCTACAGGTGGCGCATCAACGGGCATGCCGAGTCGGAGCTGTAAGGATGGCATGGGTTGACGTCGGGCGCCGGGATGTCCGGCTCGGGTGGACACTCGACCTGCCCCCGGCCCCACCCGAGCGCCCCTGCGAGCATGGTGAATGTCACCGCGCCAGCCGGTTTGACGGCCTCTGCGGCATTCACTGGTGGCGCGTACATGGCGGCACCGCGACGACACGCAGCCGTTACCGCCGGTTCATGACTGCCGCCGATGCCGCGCTGGAACGGGCCCTCGCCATCATCGAGGCCGCCCCGCTTGAGAAACCGGTCTCCGTCAACCCCCAGCTGGACGACGCCACCCAGCACGTCCGGCGATACGTTCGGCAGTTTCTCGCCGTTACTGACGGCCATGGCGCCGAGACGGCCGGAACTGCCCGGTCGATGACGATCACCGTTACCGACCGCGCCACCGCCGCAGAGGTGCTGCGGCGGTGGTATGCTGACTTTACGGAGGGCGCAGATGCAGCCGTGGTCTAATCGCATCGTCCGGTTTGCGGAGGTCTCTCCGCTGGAACTGTTCGAGAACCCGGACAACTGGCGAGTTCACCCGCCCGCGCAGGCCGAGTCGCTCGGCGATGTCCTGCGGAAAGTTGGGGTCGTCCAGTCGGTCATCGTCAACCTCCGGACCGGCCCCGAGTGGCCGGACGAACAGCGGAACCGGCCGACTCTCGTCGACGGGCATCTCCGGGTTCGCCTGGCCATCGTGAACCGGCAGCCGACCATCCCGGTTGTGTTCGTCGACCTGCCGCCGAACGAGGAGCGCCTGATCCTCGCGACCCTCGACCCGCTGGGGGCGATGGCCGAAGCGGGCCGCGAGGCCCTCGGCAGTCTTGTGTCGTCAATCGAGGCGCTGCCCGACGCACCGGCGATTAACTCGCTGCTTGACGAGCTGGCCCGGGCAGCCCGGCCGCCTGTAACCGCCCGGCCGCAGGACGACATGGACGAGCGACTGCGGGAGGCCCAGCAACGGATGCTCGACCGGTTCAAAGGACGAGACCCGAGCATCTTAAACGAGTTCGTTGACATCGTCTGCCCCGCTTGCGGTAACGAGTTCTCGATGCTGCGAGGCGAGCTTGTAAGTGGAGGACGCCATGAGTCGGCCGCCGTGCTTCATCGTTCGGACGGTGCCGGAACGGCTTGACATGCTGGCCGCCATCCTCCGGGAGCTGCCCGACGCCATCGTCGTCCGCGACCGTTGCCGGGACGCAATGGACACGTTCCTCCGGGCCCTCGACGCGGCGGGCGACGCCCCGGCGGTTCACATCGAGGACGACGCCATCCTCTGCCCGCGGTTCCGGGAACGGGCCCAGGCCGAAATCGCCGAGCGGCCAGAGTCGTGCATCCAGTTCTTCTCGATGCGTGGGGCCGACCTGACTGTCGGCTCGCGCTGGGATAGGAACTTCATGGCGGCGCTCGCGTTTTACATGCCAGCCGGTTGGAGCGCCGAGCTGCGCGAGTATGCCGCAACATGGCCCCGCCGGGCCGAGCACCCCACCGGCGTTGACACCATGGTCGGCGACTGGCTGCGCTCCCGGCGGCGGCCCCACTGGATCGTCGTGCCGAACCTCGTGGACCATGCGCCGGTCAGGTCGGCGATCGACCCGCGGCGGCGCCGGAATCGGCAGAGTTTGACGTTCGGGAGGAGCGCCTGATGCGCATTTACACAAAACGGTCAGTTTACGAGGCGGCCCTCGACCGCATCCGCTGGGTGTTCGACGAGTTCGAGCGGGTCGCGGTGTCGGTGTCCGGCGGGAAAGACTCAACGGTGCTGTTCCATCTCGCCCTGCAGGTCGCCCGGGAGAAGAACCGCCTGCCTCTGCCGGTCCTGTGGCTGGATCAGGAAGCCGAGTACGACGCGACGGTTGACATCGTCGAGAGCTGGATGACGCACCCCGACGTCAAGCCCCTCTGGCTGCAGATCCCGTTCCGGCTGTCAAACGCGACCTCAACCTCGCAACACTGGCTGAACTGTTGGGCCCCCGAGGCCCGCGACGTCTGGATGCGCCCTCAGCATCCGCTCGCCATCACCGAGAACCGGTACGGCACCGACCGGTTTCACGACCTGTTCTCCGCCATCTGCCGGGCCGAGCTGGGCTCCCCCGTCGCATGCCTCGTCGGCATGCGGGCCGAGGAGTCGCTGCAGCGGTTCATCGCCCTGACGTACCACCCGGCGTACAAATGGGCGACATGGGGCTCGGGCGACAAAAAGAAGGGCTATTACGCGCTCTCGCCGCTTTACGACTGGACGACCCCCGACATCTGGCATGCCATCGCCGAGCACGACTGGCCTTACAACCGGGTTTACGACGCGCTCTGGCGGCTCGGCGTTCCGATCCGCGCCATCCGCGTGTCGTCGCTCACCCACGAGCTGTCCATCCATGCCCTCCGGACCATCGAGGCGGTCGAGCCCGACACGTACGCCCGGCTCATCCGGCGACTGCCCGGCATCCATGCATTTACGAAACTCGGCAACGACGCCTGGGCCATCGACGAGCTGCCCAGCGCGTTCGACTCGTGGCGGGAGTACCGCGACTACCTTCTCGAGAACCTCATCACCAACCCCGACTGGCGCGAGCGGATGCGCCGCATGTTCAAAGAGGACGACGAAAACGTCGGCAACTTGCTGGGCGTCCGCCTTTACCGCGCCCAAATCGCCGCGATCCTCACCAACGACTGGGAGGGAACGCGCCATCGCCAGTTCCAACTCCGCAATGATTACATGCTCGCCCGGGAGGCCCATCGTGCAGCAACCGCCGCATCTGCAGCATCCAGTCGCTAACGTCCAGTGGGTCCCGCTCGAAAAGGTCCAGCCCAACGAGTACAACCCCAACCACGTCGCCCCGGCCGAGCTGGAGCTGCTGTACCGGTCGATCCGCGAGGACGGCTACACCCAGCCGGTCGTGACGTACTATGATGCCGCCCGGGACCGGTACATCATCATCGACGGTTACCACCGTTACTTGACCATGAAGAACCATGACGACATCCGCGAGTCGACCGGTGGTCTCCTGCCCGTGGTGGTTGTTGCCAAAGACGAGGCTGGACGTATGGCATCAACCGTGCGGCACAACCGGGCACGTGGGACGCATGAGGTTACGAGCATGGCGAACATCGTCATGAACATGATGGAGGCCGGGATGAGCGATGCCGAAGTGTGCCGGGCCCTCGGCATGGAACCCGACGAGCTCGTCCGCCTCAAACACCTGACCGGGTTCGCTGAACGCGACTACAGCCGCGAATGGGTGACCCGGCGCATGGTCCGGCTCCGCCGCGAGTACGATGATACCGTAAAGCTGAGGGAGAGCTGATGCCAGCCATCCGTCGCTGCGAACACTGCGGCCGCATCCTCTACGCTGGCCAGCGCTGCCCTCGATGCCGCCAGCGCGGCGCCCCCCGCGGTTGGAACTGGTCGATGCGCATCGTCCCCGCCATCCTCGACCGAGACGGCCACCGTTGCGTGGTCTGCGGCCGACCCTGCCCGCATCCCCGGCATCATCATGTCGATCACATCATCCCCCGCTCGCAGGGCGGCAGCGATGACCCCTCGAACCTCCGAACGGTCTGCGCCGAACGGAACCTCACTGGGCGCTGCCCGTTTTTTACGGGCCCATCGCGCGGAGAGGGCCGCACGCCGGTTCCGCCGCACATACCGAATCCCCCGGGAGCCGCATAATGCCGGGCCGCGCACGAACACCCCTGACTCTGCTGTCCAACACCGCGGGCGGCCGGGCCCCGTCTGCGCCCCAAATCGCCCAGGCGGAGGGCGAGATTCCGCCGTTTCCGCTGGCAGATACCGGCGACAGGCTGGCTGCGCGGGACTTCTGGGCCCAACTCTGGCGGTCGTCGGTCGCCCGGCTCATTGACCCAGTCGCCGATGCCTACGCCCTGCAGCGCTGGATGCAGGACATCGACGAGTTCGAGCGGCTCTCGTACTACTGCTCGGCCTCCCCGGTCGTAAAGGCTGGGTCGGGGCCGCCTCGGCTGAACCCGCTTTACGCGCGAGTCGCCCAGCTGAGCCGGGCGCTGGCCGAGTGGGAGGAGCGGTTCGGCATCACACCGCGCGGTCGGCAATATCTGCGCGTCCAGCCGGGCGACGACCCCGCGCAGGCGGTATGGGCCATGCTTCATGAGCCGTTTGGGGAGGACGCCGATGGTGGACTGGCCTAGGGTGACTGTCCGTGGCCGCGAGTTTCACTCGCAGGGCCCGTTCGTCAGGCGGTTCATCGAGCGGCTCTGCCGCCTGTCCGATGCCGAGTGGGCTGGCCGCCCGTTTCGGCTGATGCCGTGGCAGCGCGAGCTGGTGGACGAGCTGTTTGAGGTCGACCCGGCGACCGGCCTGCGCGTGTATCGCCGCGCACTCATCGGCCTACCCCGCAAGTCTGGAAAATCACAGCTGGCCGCCGCGCTCGCCCTTTACCTGATGCTGGCAGATGGCGAGCCCTCGGCCGCAGTCTACTGCGCCGCGGCCAGCGAGGACCAGGCCGACGTGGTGTTTGAGGCGGCCCGCCGGATGGCCATGACGCCGCCCCTCTCGGCGCTCTGCGAGGTGCCCTCCCGAAACATCATCGCCTCCCGGGGCGACCCGTTTTCGGCGCTCCACCGGCTGAGCGGCAAGGGCTCGACCAAACACGGCCTGAACATCCACGGAGTCATCCTCGACGAGCTGCACACTTGGGGAGTCGGCCAACAGGAGGAGATGTGGCAGGCCCTCGTGACGGGCTCCGGCGCTCGCCGCCAGCCGCTCCAGATCGCCATCACGACTGCCGGGGCCGACCTCGAACAGAGCCGGTGCGGGCAGCTATACCTGCTCGGCCGGGAGCTGGAGGAGCGCGGGCAGGATGCCATGCGCGAGGCCGGTTTCCTCTTCCGCTGGTGGCAGGCGCCGGACGGCTGCGATCATCGCGACCCGGCCATGTGGCGGCTCGCCTCGCCCAGTTACGGCGTCATCGTGTCGGAGGGGTTCTATCGGGCAGAGCTGGCGACCATTCCGGAGGCCGCGTTCCGCCGGTTTTACCTCAACCAGTGGGTCCGGCAGGGCGATGTCCCGTGGGTTGATGCCGCCGGGCTCGATGAGGGCCGGGTACCGCAGGTCGAGTTCTCGCCGGACGAGCCGGTGTTCCTCGGAGTCGACCTCTCCGAGAGCCGGGACGCGACTGCCGTGGCGGCAGTCCAGCTGCGAAATGGCCCAGGGCGGCCATGCAGCCACACCTCCGGGCCCTGTCTGTGGGTGGATGTCCGGGTCTGGGAACCGCCGCGCCTGCCAGACGGGCGACTGGACTTCAGCTGGGAGCTGCCGGTGGCCGAGGTGCTCGACCACATCATGCGCCGCTATGCGGAGCTGCGCGCCAGCGGGGCGGTATTTGACCCGTGGCACTCCCGGCTGATCCAGCAACAGCTGGCCGAGGAGGGTCTGGCAGTCGAGGAGGTCTGGCAACAGGGCGCCCGGCGGGCCCGGGCGACTGCGGTGCTGCGCCAGTACATCACCGAGGGGCGGTGTCACTGGGCCGAGCCCGCATTCCGGCGCCATGTAATGGGCGCGACGGTCAAGAGTACCACAAGGGGGGGCGAGGCGATCGTTAAATCGTCGAGTGGTGCTAGAATCGACGCAGCCATGGCTGCCATCCACGGCGTTTACGGGCTCGAATTCCTCCAGCCGACCTCGGGGCGGCTGGTTATGGCGGTGGCGAGTGTCTAAGTTCCTCCTCGGGCTGCTCGAACTGGCCGGGGTCATCACTGTCCATATCGGACTCTGGCAGATTTATCCGCCCGCAGCCATCGTCGCGGCAGGCCTGACTGCCATCGGTTACTCGGTGTTGCTCGGGAGGGAGCCATGATCTGGCGGGCGTTCCGGGCCGCGCCGCCCAGGGGCAGTTCAAACCCCCTCCTGGCCCTCTTGACATCGGCTTTCGGCGGCCGAGCCGCCGATGGCGAGCTGGTCACGGTTGACACCGCCATGCGAGTCGCCGCGGTTTACGCCTGCGTCTCACTGATTTCACGAACCATCGCGGCTCTGCCCCTGCATGTTTACGAGCGGACTCGGGCAGGCGGGCGTGTCCTGATGCGAACTCCGAGCACGGAGTTCCTCTGGCGGCGCCCAAATCCCGAGATGACCCGGACCGAGTTCTGGGAGGGCGCGATCGCCCACGCGGTTCTGGAGGGTAACGCGTTCATCTATGTCGCCCCGGCCACCAACATCTCGGGCCGCCGTCCGGCCGAACTCTGGCCGCTTGACAGCAGCCGGGTGGCCATCGGCGGCCGCGACTCGCAGGGGCGGATGACCTATATCATCGACGGCACGACCCCGCAGCTGAGCTGGTCGCAGGGCGGGAACATCCTGCACATCCGCGGCCTGACGCTCGATGGCGTCTCGGGGGTCTCGCCCATCGCCGTGGCCGCGACCTCGATCCGGACTGCATATCTGTCGGCCCAGTCGGCCGCCCGCATCATGGGCAGCGGCGGCATCCCCTCCGGCGTGCTGACCATCGCCGACCGGATCACACAGGAGGAGGCCGACCGCATCGCCGCCGAGTTCGAGGCCCGGCATGGCGACCGGCGTTCTGTGCTCGTCCTGAACCGCGAGGCCAACTGGAAACCGGTGGCCATCTCGCCGGACGACATGCAGGCCATCGACACCCGCCGGTTCGAGGTGGTCGACATCGCCCGGGTGTTCGGAGTCCCGCCGGAGATGATCGGCGCCGGCGCCGAGGGCACCTCGCTGACCTACGCAAACGTCCAGGACCGGATGATCCAGTTTACCCAGCTGAGCCTGCAGCCATGGATCGCCCGGATTGAACAGGCGGTTAGTGATGAGCTGCTTCCCGCCGCGCAATATGCTAAATTTGACCTGCGCGGTCTGTTGCGTGGAAACTCCGAGCAACGGGTCCATTACTACACCGCTCTCGCGGGACTGGGTGCCCTGACGGTAAACGAGATCCGCGAGCTGGAGGACATGCCAGCGCTGGAGGGCAGCTGATGACAGAGACGCTCCTCGTCCGCGGCACTGTCAGGGCGACCGATCCGGAGGTCCCCATCGTCACTGCGGTGGTGTCTACCGAGAACCTCGCCCGCGATGGGGCCATCATCCGGGCCGATGGCTGGGTGCTCGACGCGTACGCCAGCAACCCGGTGGTTCTCTGGGGTCATGACGACACTAACCGCCTGCCGATCGCCCGGGCCATCAGCACCGAGGTCCGCGGTAACGAGCTGGTGCAGGTCCATGAGTTCGATGAGGCCGACCCGCTCGCGGCGGCCATCCTCCGGAAAATCCGCACCGGGTTCATTAACGCGACCAGCGTACGCTGGCGCCCCGGCGAGACCGAGTGGCGGAACATCGACGGTCGGCAGGTTCTCGTGTTCGTCCGGGGCCATGAGCTGCTTGAGGTCAGCTACGTGGCCATCCCCGCCGACCCGGGGGCGCTTGTCCAGCGGGCTGATGGCCGCTCGCTGGCCGAGATGTTCCCGCCCCCGGCTCATCGTAACGAGCTCGCCCGCGTCCTGCGGGAGGCCGCATCAATGCTCACAGGAGGGCAAGAATGACTGAAGAACAGGTGACTGAGGCGGCGTCCGCGGTCGCGGATGCAGTCCGCCAGAGTGTGTCTGAGGTGACGACCCGCACCGATGCGCTTCTGGCCCAGACCAGCGAGGCGGTCTCCCGCATCGCGGATGTAGTGGAGGTGCTGCGCGCGCAGGCCGCGCCGGTGCAGCGCGACCCGCAGATGCTGCCGGGCAGCGTCAACCCGCTGGACTCGATGCGTAACGCGATCGAGTCCCGCTGGTGGGACGATTCCGCCGGGCTCGATGAGAACCGGCGCCGTGTCCGGGCGAACCTCGAGCTGGTGGGCATGCTGTTCGACGGCGCCGGTCGGCTCTCGGTCCAGCCGCTGCGGCTGGAGATGAGCGATGACCTCAAGGCGACCTGGCGGGCGTATCTGTTCGAGCACATGCCGCCGCCCCGCATCGTCTCCGAGGGTGTCGATGACGCGATGGCCCGGACCCCCCGGACTCGCGCGATGGACACGCAGGAAACCGGCTACGGTGCCGAGCTGGTGGGCGCCCAGTACGTCTCGACGCTCTGGGAGGCCGCGCGGCGCTCCGACGGGCTCCTCCAGTCGATCCCCGAGATCCAGATGGGCGCGCCGACGGTGTACGTCCCGATCGATGGCGCCCTGCCGGAGATGCTCCTCGTCGGCGAGTCGACCACGTCAAACGCCACGCCCTACCCGGACAGCAAGGCTGGGACTGGCCGCCGGACGCTGACCGCCAAGAAGTTCACCATTCAGATGATCTGGAGCGCCGAACTCAGCGAGGATTCGATCATCGCGTTTGCCGACATGCTCCGGACGAAACTGGGCATCTCTTACGCGCTGCATCTCGCCTCGGCCGTTTACAACGGCGACGAGACGAACGCCGCGACCGGCAACATCAACAGCGATGATGCCGACCCGGCCGACACCCGGCACTACCTCGCGTGGGACGGCATCCGGCATTACTGGTTGGTCGATGACCCGGCCAACGGCGTCAACGGGACTGGCGGCGCCATCTCCGCGGCCCTGATTTATCAGGCCCGCGCGAAACTCTACGGCGCCAACAACTCGGTCAACACCATCGACAACATCGACTGGGGGACCGACCCGGGCAACCTGCGCATCGTCTGCAACCCGGGGCTCTACAACAAGCTCCTGTCGCTGCCCGAGGTGGTGACTGTGGATAAGCTCGGCCCGGGCGCCACCATCGTGACGGGCCAGCTGGCCTCCATCGGCGGGGTCCCGATCATCGCCCCGGCCTACGCGCCGAAGACCGAGGCCGACGGGAAACTGTCGGCAACCGCCACCAATAACACGCTCGGCCAGCTGAGCATCGTCAACCCGCGGGGCTGGCTGCGCGGCAACTACCGCGGGTTCCAGCTGTTCGTCGACCGTATCCAGCGGACCGATCAGTTCCTCATCGAGGTGTACACCCGGCAGGCGTTCACCCGGTGGGGCGCCGACGTCGCGGCTGGCGTGTACAACGTGACGAGTGACTAACGTGACGCGCCTGCGGGTCGTTTCTCGGTATCGGGCCGGGCCCCTCGCTTATGACGAGGGGCAGGTCATCGAGGTTCAGCCGGAGTTCGCCGAGTTCCTCATGCGCGACGCGCCTGGCGTCTTTGTCCCCGACGAGGGCGCCGGGCAGCCGGAGCGAAGCGAGGCGACCAGACCGGTGAGAGGGGCGCGCCAGCGGTGACCATCTACGCCCGCCTCCCTGCGCTGCGGCGACAACTCGGGCTGCCGGAGGGCGTCGATGATGACGTCCGGCTGCTCGACCTCGCCCGGCAGGTGAGTCGGCAGATGGACGCGATGGCTGGGTATCCTCTGTTTCCGGAGATCCGCACCATCCGGGTCCCGCGGCCGGTGGTGTCGCGTACCGACCCGGCAGTCATGTTCCTCCCCCGCCCGGCCCAGTCGCTCGATTACCTCGGGTATGGCTGGGCCTCGGCAGAGGTCGAGCTGATCGAGGGCACCGACTGGCAGTTTGAGCTGCCGTCGGTGCCCCACATCGGCTATCGGGCACTCCGCCTGTTGCCGGATTCCCGCCTGCAGGCCTGGCCCCGTTACTGGACCCGCTTGCATGGAGTCTGGGGCCCATCATGGGGGCGGGCAGACACCGGGGTGACCGGGTCTGTCGGCCTGTCGGGCGACACCGTTATGGTCCCCGATGGCACGACTGGGCTCATCTACCCGGGCGACACCATCGAGATGGGCTCGGAGTGGCTGGAGGTTGTCGCGGCCTCGCCCACGACCCTAACCGTTGCCCGGGCGGTAAACGGTTCGACGGCCGCGGCGCACTCGGCGGCGCCGATCCGGGTGCTGATGCCGCCAGAGGACCTCGAGCGCGCCCTGCTATCATGGCTGGGAGTTACCGCATGGAATGACTCGGCCGGATGGCAGGGCTCGGTTGTCCTGGCCGAGCATGGCGTTGATGCGGTTGGGAACAGGAGCACACCCCCGTGGCGGGCAGTCGCCGCCGCGATCGCCCCGTATCGGCAGGTGGCGCTGGCATGAGTGTCGTCAAAATCGCCCTGGGCGATGTCAAGGTGTCGGGCCCGCTGTTCGACCGCCCCGGCCGGGCCCTCGCGCAGGGCGCTGCCGTGCTGATCGCCGACTACGCCGGGGTCGGGGTCGAGATCATGCGCAACCAGATGGAGGCGCTGGGGGTCCGGCGTACCGGGCAGGCCATCAACTCGGTCACTGCTCGCCATGTCCGGCGGAGCGAGAACGTCGCCGGGTATGCCATCATCCTCCCGACTGCAGTGTGGGGCGGCGTGTTGTCGGTGCGGAGGGCCGGGACTGAAACCTACATTAACCGCCGTGGGCAGACCCGGACTCGGACTGTCTGGGAGCGCCGGGTTCTGCAGACCGATGCATCGCGCCCGACCCGGGAATGGCTGGCCTATGGCATGCGGGGCGGCCGGAAGCTAGGAAAACAGCGCAACTTCTTTGGGCGAACATCGACGGAGCTGCGGCGCAGATATGCTGCGGCGCAGGCGGTCGCCCAGCTGGTAAAGGCGCTCAATGATTGACACGACTGAGGTTGTCAACGCGCTGGTAGGCGCCCTGCAGAGTGTGGCGAGTCAACTGCGTCCGATGGGCGGCCCGCGCCTGATGGCAGTCGTCCCCGGTGTCCCGGTGGGCGCCACCGATGTCGATCGGGCGGCCTACATCTGGTGGGACGGAGAGGACTCGGAGCGCGAGACGCTCGGCAACATCATGGTCACGCACCGGTTCGTAGTCGCGCTGGCGTGGGTCGTTCGGCCCAGTCGTGCGCTCTATGCCGAGCTGGAATCGGAGATTATTGACACGGTCAGGGCTGTCAAGACCCAGCTGCGGGGCGATTCGACGCTGGGCGGGGCGGTTACGGACCTGAAGTTGACCCCGGCGATCCGCACCACCGGGCCGCTCCTCGACCCGGCAGTGTCCAGCGGGGCGGCGCCGGTGTACCATATCGTCCAGTTTGACGTCCTCATCGATGATTACGAGGCGGAGGTGATCGCGCCATGAAACAGTCCGGTTTGGGAGACCGCCTGCTAGTGGGCGGGTTTGACGTCAGCGCCGACATCGGCGGCATCTCTGCCCTCTCGTTTCCCTCCGACGTGTTGGATGTAACCGCTCTGCCCTCCGAGGCACGGGAACGCATCTACGGACTGGCAGATGTGTCCATCACGTTTACCGGTTACTGGGACTCTGGAGCTGGCCGCCTGCATGCCGCCGCAGCCGACCATCGGACGCCGGGTCTGCGGGTCGTCACATATCTGCGCGGTGCTGGGCTCGGCAGGCCTGCCGCCGGGGCAGTGGTGCGGCAGGTCAACTACGACTGGACGCGCGAGGCGGGTGGCGCCCTGTCCGGCACCATCCAGTGTCAGGGCGCGGCAGGTTATGGGCTCGACTGGGGCATCCAGCTGACCGCAGGCGTTTCGACTCTGGCCTCGGCCGGGGCCTTGACAGGGCTTGACAACGGGGCAGCCTCGTCAACTGGGTGGTCTGCGTACCTGCAGGTCGTCGGCCTGACCTCTGGCAACCCGACTGTCATCGTCGAGCAGTCCGACGACAACGGCGGCGCCGACCCATGGGCGCCCCTCTCGGGCGCATCCTTTACCGGTCTGGCTGCCCCGGGCGGTTATGCTCTGCGCTCCCCGACGGCTGCCGTCAAACGATGGGTCAGGGCCCGGGCGACCGGGACGTTCTCCGGCCTGCAGTTCGCGCTGGTGTTCAGCCGCGAGCCGGTGGTGCTGTGATGGAACGGTTCGCCCTCTCGCGTCCGCTGGCAACGCACTGGCGCCCCGCGACCTGCGAGGAGGTCGACTGCCCGCATTATCTGTTTGGCTGGGAAATCCGCCTGGACCCCGACGATTCGCTCTTCGAGGCGCTCCGGGCCGATATTCGACGGTCGGGGCGCCGTTATCGCGAGGAGGGCACCGACGACGGGCTCCGGCGATACGTGTTCGAGGCCGGGCAGCGGTGTTTCGCTGAGCATCGCCTCCCGCTCGACCGGGAACCGGTGTACACTCATGTCAGGCCGACCGGCCAGCTGATCCGGCACGCGAGCTGGGAGAGCTGGCGGGACGAGTTCACTGAACGCGCATGGCGCGCAGGGAGGTTAATCAATGGCTAAGGAATCTGGGCTCGGGCTGTCCGTGCAGGTTGATGACTCTGCCGGGACTCTCCGCAACATCAGCAACGACATCACCAACTGCAGCTGGCAGATGCCCAGCGACGTGCAGGATGTCACGGGCATTGACAAGTCCGCCCGCGAGCGCCTGCACCTCCTCGCGGACTTCTCGGTCACCCTCAATGGCGTGTTCAACGATGCGGCCAACGCCTCGCATGCCGTGTTTAAGAACTACCGCGTCCTCGCCGCGAACCAGCTGGGTCGGACCGTCACCATCACGCACAGCGGCCAGACCCTGACGAACGAGGTCCTGTTCACGGATTACCAGCTGACTCGCGAGGCGGGCGGCGCCCTGACGTGGAGCGCCCAGGGCCAGCTGTCCGACGGCACCGTCCCGGCGTGGAGCTAACCCGGATGGGCTTTGAACTGCGCCGCGAGGTTGTCCTGACGTTCGAACCGCCATACGACGGACTGGAGATCCGGTGCTCGGCGACGGTCCCGGTCCGCCGGGTGTTCGAGCTGACTCGGGCCGCCGCCGAGGTCCCCGATGACGACGATGGCAGCGGGTTCGAGCGAGTCATGCAGCTGTGGGTGGACATCGTCCAGCCGCGCTGGAACGCCGAACTCGACGGGCAGCCGGTGCCCTGCACCGCCCAGGCCATCGTCGACCTGTTGCCAGCCGAGCTGGCGTTTCGGCTCGTCCCGGCATGGCGCGATGCCGTAACCGGGGTTTCCGCCCCTTTGCCCGAGACCTCGCCAGATGGCGGGCCGGTGCCCAGTTTGGCGAGGTTGTCAACCCCCCTGCCGAGCTGACCGAGGCGCTGGCGCTGCACGACATCTGCCGGGTGTATCCGGGTTATACTCCGGAAGAGGCGCTGGAGGCCCCGGCATGGGTGTTGCAGAACATCGCCATCCTGCGGACTGCGGGGGTGATTAATGGCTAACGAGGTCCGGGTCGTCGTCAAAGCCGACACCGGTGGGGCGCGGCAGGAGATCCAGGGCTTTCAACAGGTCCTGCAGGGCTCGTTCCTCAACGCATCGAACATCGCTAAGGGCGCGCTGCTAGGCCTCGGCGCGGCGGGTGCCGGGGCGTTCGCGGGCGCCACCAAGGTCGCCGCGGATTTCGAGTTCCAGCTGTCGGCGGTCGCTGCAGTCAGCGGTGCCACAAAAAGCGAGATGGCAGGGCTGCGGCAAGAGGCCCTGAAAATCGGGGCGGACACGGCATACTCGGCCGGGCAGGCCACGTCCGCCATGGAGATTCTGGCCGCAAATGGTATTTCGGCAAAGGACATCATGGGCGGGGCGGCGAGGGCCGCAGCCGACCTCGCGGCAGCCGGTGGTACGTCGCTCGCTAACGCGGCGACCATCGCCTCAACCGCCATGGCGGTTTGGAACCTGCGCACTCAGGACCTGACGGATGTCGTTAACCGGCTGGCAGCTGCCGCCAATGTCAGCCGGTTTGGGGTGGAGGACATGGGGCAGGCGATCGCCATGGGCGGCGGCGTCGCGGCGGTGGCTGGCGTTTCGTTCTCCGACTTTGCGGCGACCATCGCCGCGACGGCCCAGTACTTTACGAGCGGCTCGGATGCAGGCACGTCGTTTAAAACGTTTCTGACCTCGCTGACCGGCAACTCGGAAAAGGCCAAGGAAACGATTGCTGAGCTGGGGCTGGAGTTTTTTAACGCCCAGGGCCAGTTGAAACCGATGTCGGCCATCGTACAGGAACTGCATGACAAACTGGGCGGGCTGAGCGCGCAGCAACAGACAGTCGCCCTCAAGACCATCTTTGGTAACGACGCATTCCGGACTGCGGCTGGACTCATGAAAATGACCGGGGCCGAGTTCGAGGAGCTGTCCCGGAAAATGGGCGACACTAACGCGGCGGATGTCGCCAAGACCCGCATGACGAACCTGAAAGGCTCGATGGAGGAGCTGACCGGGTCGATTGAGTCACTGAGCATTAAACTCGGCTCGGTTGCCCTCCCCGCTCTGGCGGGCATGGCGGATGGCGCGACGCAGGCGGTCAACATAATCAGCGGCCTGCCGACATCGACTCTCGCCACGGCCGCGGCGTTTACTGCCATCTCGGCTGCCGCCCCGGCGGCGGTGTCGGCCGTAAAGGCGCTGGCGAATGGCATCTCTGGCCTCGTCACATCCGGCAACCTCGCGAAACTCTCGCTGACTGGCATTGGGCTCGCCATCGGCGGCATCGCCACTGCGGCCGACCTCATCCTCCAGAAGACCACCGGGCACGGCCTGTTTGAATGGATATTCGGCGACGTCGCCGGGGCCGAGCGGTTCGAGAAGGCAGCCGCGGCTCTGGAGGGCAGGTTCAAGGCGGCGGGCGAGGGCGCAGACCGCGCCAAGATCGCCATGGAGGAGGTGGCGGCGGCTGCCAGCCGGTGGGCCGATGCAGAGCGACAGTTGAACGAGGCGGCGCAGAGCAACGGCAAACTGTACGAGCGGCAGGCGCAAATCTGGAAGTTCGGGGACGCGATGCGCGAGGCGGAGGCCGCAGTCCGGGCCGCCGGAAAGGCCATGGTCGACCAAAACGCCTCGGCCATGGACCTCTGGCGCACGTGGGCCGACCTGCCCCAGAAACTCAAGCCCGCGTTCGAGGAGGTAACCAACCTCCAGAACATCCTGTCATCGCCAGAGTTCAAGAAGGCGTTTACCGAGATGGTTAACACTGGCGCCGATGAGATCGAGGCGCTGAAAGAAACCCTCCGGCAGACTGCCCCGGCCGCCGAGGCCTCAGCCTCGGCGGTAAAGACGCTCGGCGAGCAGTTCGATTTTGCCGGGAAATCTGCCGCCGAGGTTGACAAAATCCTCGATTCGCTGATCGCGAGGTTCGCGAGCGGTGAGGAAACCTACCGGCGCAACACGTTCCTGATGGCGCTGTATGGGGAGGAGCTGGCCGACCTTAAAGCCAAGGGTGACTCGCTGACTGCCGCAGAGCGGGAGCGGGTGCAGTGGCTGGAGGTGCAGATCCAGCGGCTCGGCGAGGTCAACAAGGCGATGGACGACAACGCCAAGTCCGTCGAGTCAATGCGCACGTACCTCGTCGACGCGATGGGCGAGCAGGGTTTCGCCGGGTTCGTAGCGGCGATGGCGGCGGCGAAACGGGGGCACGAGGAGCAGATCGACATCCTCGGCCGGGTCGGGCTGGCCTACGCGGCTCTGAAGGACGGTGACCTGGCGCGGTTCCGGCAGGCGATCCTCGACCTCCGAAATACGTTAACTCCCGAGGAGTTCCGTGAGCTGAGCATGGCTGCCGGGTCGGCCATCGCGCAGGGCATCGCCTACGGCATGTTTACGAACATCGGGCAGGTCGGCGCAGCGGCAGAGGCGCTGATGGATGCGGCGCTCGAGAACGAGGCGAGTGCGACCGCGCGCGGCCAGTCGGTTGGACAGGCGATCGGGCAGGGTGTCGCACAGGGGATGAACTCGCCGAGCGTCATGAGTACGGTGGCGGCGGCGGCGAACAACATCATCTCCTCCATCCGCAGTGTGCTCGGTATTCACTCGCCGTCGCAGGTCGCGCGTGATCAGGTCGGTAAGCCAGTGGGGCAGGGCATCGGGCAGGGCATCCCCGAAGGGCTGCGACAGGAGTACATACAGGTCATGGTAGCGATCACCGAGCTGCGGGAGCGGATGCAGCAGGCGCTCGACATCGGCGACAAAATCGGCGCGGCGATCATCCAGAAAACCATCGAGTCGTTCCAGTCCCGCATGGCTGAAATCGCGACCGCGGCCCAGAACGACGTCGGCCAGCCGACCGGTAACAGCGTTGTCGAGGGCATCCTCGACATCCTTAAGAAGCGCCAGGCCGACATCGAGAACCAGATCCGCGAGCTGCGCGAGAAACTGAAAGTGGCGGCGGCCGAGGTCGGCGGCGAGGCGGGCGCGGCGATGATTCGCGGGATGATCGCTCAGCTGCAGAAACAGGCGGGCGAGGTTGCGCAGGCGATTAAGGACGTGCAGTCCGGGAAAGGCTACGCGCCGGGCGAGACGCTCCCCGCCCCGCCGGGCGACAACATCAGTTACGAGCTCGGCAATGATGGCAAGTGGTATCCCCGGGGGCAGGTCCCGCCGGACAAGCAGCTGGTCACGAAACCTGTAACGTATCCGGTCGGCAGTGTCGTCGGCGGCGCCGGGACTGGCCTAAAGGTTTACGATACTGCGGTCACCATCCCGCCGAACGACGGCTCGGTTTGGGAGCCATGGGAGGTAAACGGCATCACCGTGTATGTCCCGCGCGGTTACCGGCCGCCCGACATCTCCGCCACGCCAATCATGACCGGGGCGAACGGCCAGCGACTCGTGTGGGTTGAGTCGCTTAAGGCATGGGTCGACCCCAGCATGGCGCAGGGCGTACAAGGCATGACCCCGCGGCAGTGGGCTGCCAGCATGACCCCGCAGCCGTGGAGCGGGCCGCCGCAGAGTTCTGTCTATTACGGCTCGACTCAGCCGCTGCAGGTCAGCATCGAGATCGATGGCCAACAGGTCGCGCGGGCTATCCTCCCGGACATCATCGCTGAGGCCGAGCGGCAGGGGGTGACACTGTGACCGCCGATTTCCGGGTCGATGGCAACCCTCTCCCCGCGCCTGCATCGGTCATCATCCTCCCGCAGGTACTGGCCGACTCGGCCCGCGGACTCGATGGAACGCTCCACGTCGATTACCGCGCAACCAAGCGTCATCTGCGAGTTCAATGGACAATACTCTCGCCCGCCGACATGCAGGCGGTCCAGGCGGTGTTGACCCCGTTTCGTGTCGTTCAGCTGAGCTGGGAGGAACCAAGCGGTACGGTAACCATCTCCGCCATCCCCCAGCTGGTTAACCGCGGCCTCTCCGCCGGGCGCAGCAAGTGGGACAGCGCGGCGCAGCGCTGGTGGTGGGCCGACGTGCAGGTCGAGTTCGAGGAGGTGTGAGGTGCGGGAGGCGTCGACGGCGCACGTTGCGGCGATGGCTGCCCCGGTGCGTCAACTGGAGGTTGAGGCCGAGCTGGTGCTCGGCGGCCTCTACCCGCTCGACGCGCCCCCGCCGGTGACGGTCAGCTGGACGCTGCCGCGCATCTCGCACACGGCGCAGCTCGTCGACGGGCTCACCGGCGTGCCGCGCCGCTACGCGGTGCTCGGCCAGTGGGTGGTCGGCTCGGCAGACTGGGGCCTCGCTCCGTCGGACGGGATGCAGCAGATGGGCGCATGGGGTGAGGCCGGCTACGTCGGCGGTGCCGGCGACACGCTCACCCCGCCCGCTGTCATCACCGTCACATGGCCCGCGCCCCGCGAGGCGGTTGCCGTGACGGTCGCGGCGGACGAGCGCTGGCCAGGGAAGCCGACCGCGTGGACGGCCGTCCTCAAACTCTCCGGCACGCCCGTGGCCACCGTGACCGGCGGCGGCCAGCATCGCCAGACGGTGCCGCTCCCGTCGGCGCCCGTGCTCGGCGACGAGCTGATCGTCACCATCACCGGGTGGACGCAGGGCGAGCGGGTGCGGGTGGTCGAGGCCTCGACGGTGGACACCGTCCGCTGGACCGGCGTGCAGCTGGTAAGCGTCAGCCACCTGCAGGAGGTCGTCAGCGAGGCAGGCGAGCTGTCGGCTGACGAGACAGCGGTGCAGGTGCTCGGCACCGGTGACCTACCCGAGCTCGAGGAGCGGCTGATGCGGCAGCCGGCGCGGCTGCAGGCGAGCATCGGCCCGGCCGGGCTCGACCTCATGCACCTCCCGCCGATGTGGACGCGCTCGGTGCGGCGCCAGCAGAGCGGGCGGCTGGACCTCCGGGCGGAGGATGTGGTCAGCCTGCTCTACGGGCGGGAGTTCCGGGGCCTCGAACCGACCCAGAGCATCAGCGTCGGCGACGTGGTGCGGGCGGTCCTCGCCGACATCCCGTCATCGCTGTGGGTGGTCGACACGGCGCTCGACAGCGAGGTGCTGCCGTGGGCGTCGCTCCCCGCCCAGCGGGTGCGCCCGGCGCTGGCGGCGCTGGTCGTGCCGCTCGACCTCACTGTGCTCACCGACTCGGCGGGTCGCCTCGTCGTGCGGCGGCTCGGCACCCCGTCGTCGTGGCTGCCCATCTCGCCGTCGGATGTCTACGACGCCGAGCGGCCGATCGACGACCAGCGGCTGGCGACGAGGGTGGTGGTGCGCTGGGGACCGCTCCAGCTGGCGCCGTCAGCGCAGCTGGCGCAGTGGTCTGGGACGCTGTCGGGGCAACAGGTCATCTCCCTCGGCTGGGACCAGCCGGCCCGTAACCGCTCGGTGCAGCTCACCGGCTGCACGCTGGTCTCGACCATCGAGGACAGCCCATGCCGCTGGGCCGGGACCGTGACCGGGAGCGGCTCGGCGTCCGTCGCGGTCAGCGGGCAGGTGCTTATCCGCCAGTTCGAGGCGGAGGCGGCCGCCGAGGACGAGCTGGCGACCATCCGCTACGGCGAGCGTGTGCTGAGGGCCGACCACTTGCTAGTCCAGTCGCAATTGCAGGCGCAGGCGCTCGCCGATCGGTTGCTGGCCGAACGCTCGTCGCCGCGGTCGCGGCTGGTGCTCGACTGGCGCGGCGACCTGCGGCTCGAGCCCGGCGACGGCATCAGCTGGCAGGGCGACCACTGGATCATCGAGCGGATCGAAACGCGCCTGGAGGGCCGATTAACTCAGCGCCTCGTTTGCATCCCGGGAGGTCAAACATGACGCGCATCTGGCTGAGCCCCGAGAACGTAACCGCACCCGACCTTAACGCGCTGGAGGCCGCACTCGACGCCACCGAGGCGGGGGTTGCGCAATCTGCCGGGGACCTGTTTACTGGGGTTGGTTCAGGTGTGTTAGCCCGTATTCCCATTGGGAGCAACGGGCAGGCGCTTACGGTGATGTCCGGCACCCCGGCATGGGCGCCCGCGCCGGAACCGGACCGAACTGAGGACCTCGCCCTGCCGACATGGTGGGCACCCACGGAGGGTTACCGATGAGCTGGCAGACTCCGAAGACCAACTGGCAGATAGGCGACATCGTTGGTGATGACGACCTCAACCGCATCGAGGGCAACCTCGCCGAGACAGGCCCGGCGAAGGTCGCGGCCGCCGGGGACTTGGTTGTCGCCGCCGGACCAAACGCCCTCCAGCGGTTGCCCGTCGGGACGAGCGGGCAGGTGCTGGTGGTGTCCGGCGGCATGCCCGCATGGAGTGACATCGTGCCCGACGAGCACCTCGCGATGTGGGGGATGGTCTGATGCCGAGAGAGATCTACACCGGCGGGCCGCCCATCAGCGGCCTCGGGACGTCGATGACCGACATCATCGGCACCGTGCCGCCCGGCGAGGTGGTGCAGGTTCGGGTGGCCGTGACCAACCGCTCGACGTCGATGACCACGCTCCGGGTAAGCATCACCGACGCCAGCAACACCGAGCTGGCCCGGCGCATCCATGACGTGGCCATCGACCCGGGGGCGGTGCTTGAGTTTGACGTCCGGCTCGTCGGCGGCCAGAAGCTCCGCGGGCAGGCCGGGGCAGCCAACGCGCTC